TACACAGGACAGTTTTGCGTACAGGATGATGATAAGGACACTATTCTAGACCCAGAGGCAGCCAAAGGACATATAACACGACTCTCAGGAGTACCGATTATATTACCAATGGCTGATTTGACAGATAAAGGAATATATTTTGATTCAAAATTTATAGCAACAACAACGAATACGATGTACCCAAAGGTTACGGGATTGGCTCATAATGATGCTTACCTACTACGTAGGAACTTATTATTTGAGACTTTCTTGAAGCCCGGATGTACACATGAGTATGACTACAATCACTTGCAATTTCAGCAAATGGATGTAGTGGATAGTACGAAGAAGATTGGACCCATGTTATCAGCACAAGAGATGATGGCAACAGTTTTGAAGGAATTTTCAGGACATATGGTTAAGCAGAGCAAGGCAGTTCTTAGATTAGATCCTACAATGAAGTTAGACCCATTGTATGTGTATGATAAGGACACACCGAGTTATGTTTTTGATGAGTTATTTAAGAGAATGGCGGCAGAGAAGGACCCAGCAATTATTACTTGTAATCCAGCTGATTTGTTTGCACCAAGCCAGGTGTGGAATAAAATCAACAAACAAGTTAGTAATGAAGAACTGAGAACTTATCGAATTGATAAATTTTCGATTCCAGAGGAAGATGAACCAGCAGTGATTAGGGTGGAAATGCAAACAGAAATGTGGGCATTGTCATCTATGACAGCAAGGAAACCATGTACAGTAGAACGAACGGATCAAAGAAAAGAGGAAATTCATAGAATGTTAGATGATATGAACCAGACCAGGAATTTGATCAGAGCGCAAGCAGATCAGGTAGAGGAGAAATTATCCATGCCAACTAGACTAGCGATGTCATCGTTTGATATGGTTAATACAGGATTGATACTTGGATCAAATATAGGAATATATTTGATTGAAAGTTCATTACAATTATTGATGAATTCAACGGTGGTAGCGCTGGGATGGCTACACAAGAAACTTTTACCATTTACAACGATAATGGCTAAAATTCTAGGAATTTTTCTTTTGATCTGGGGAGCGGTAAAAATGTTCCACTGGTTAAAGGATAAGTTCTGGAATGATAAGCCAGAAGAGAAGAAAGAAGTAGAAGAGAGTGATGATGAAGAGATCTCTGAGAAGGAGGAGAAGGTAGTTAAACCGGAAACGGAAGCACAATCTTATGATAAAACAAATTATAAGAAGAAACAACCCAAAACAACTTTGAAGGGAGGGAAAGTTATATCAGTACCAATGCAGAAGGAAGCATTAGATAGGAATCATACGCAAGAAGTAGATGCTTTGAAGAGGAACATGGTTATTATAGCCATAGAAGGAAGAGAATCTAATGCAATAATGTTAGGAGAACATTGGATATTAACACCAAGACATATAGTGGAAACGAAAGGATCAGCCTTTGAAATGACAATTTATAAAGGAACGCTACAGTTTAGTGGTTTTATCAGAAAGAGAGATATACGATTTACAGAGATGGTGGATAATGTTATGGACTATAAGAGTGATACTTATAGTGCGTACCAGGATTTTGCCGTTTTCAATGTTAGAGCGACAGGCATACCAGCATGTAGGAAGATATTGAATCATTTCGCAGCAGCATCGGAATTAGGAAGAGCGGATGGTTGTCCAGCGACATTATTAACTAGAGAAAGAGATGGATTTGAAAGATCCAGAATGAAGAAAATAATATCGATTGGAGCATACTGTCATGAACCCTCAGAAAACAATGAGCAAGGAATTGCCTATTGTGTTCTGGAGGGATGGAAATACCATGAAGCAACGAGAGTAGGACAGTGCGGTTCACCGCTTATAGTGGATAATGCCCAAATCAATGGAAAGATAGTAGGTATACACATTAGTGGCGGGAAACGACACAAAATAGGATTGTCAGTCCTCGTATGTAAAGAGATGTTAGAAAAGATATTGCCAGAAATCACAAAACCAATGATGGAAGGCAATGGAGTAGATGACGGAAATGAGATGGAATTACAGTGTGCTGGCGGTTTGCAACCAACCGGAAACCAGTTGTTATTGGGATACCTACCAAAAGAGGAATCCCTTTACCAAATGGATAAAACCGATATTTGCAAATCACCAATACATGATGTACTATTTAAACATACTAAGGAACCAGCAGTACTATCGCCAAAGGACCCCAGATACAATGACCAATATCCATCTCCTCGAGCCCGAGGATTGGATAAGTTTGGAAAAGGATTTAAACCCCTGAATATGGAGAATATGACGAAAATTAGAAATGCTATGATACACAAGTTTGTGGAATTTATTAAAGATAGACCATTAGGTATTTTGACGATAGAAGAAGCAATAAATGGCATTCCAGGAGAGATAGAAGGATTGAACGTACGAACATCACCAGGATATCCCTATACATTACATAAACCAGCTAACCTACCAGGTAAGTTGGGATATTTAATTAATAGGGGTTCGGACCAAGAACCATACTATGAACCAATAGCTTTTATGCGTGAGGAAATAAAGAAAGTTTATGCATCATACGCAGAAGGAGGTGAGACATATTGTAATTATTATGCAGATTGTTTAAAGGATGAATTGCGTCCACTTGCAAAAGTGGAACAAGGAAAAACTAGAACATTTAATAATTGTAATATGGCTCAATTGATTGTTAGAACTATGTTGTATGGCAGATTATTATCTTATTACAAACAGATGGGGCTTGATATGCAACATGCATTAGGGCTCGATATATTTGGAACAGGTATGTCTGATATACAGATGGAACTTAACAATAAGAATGCATCACAACGGATAAATTATGATGTAGAACAGTGGGATGGAAAAGCAATGAGAGCAGTGTTAATACATTCAGCATGGGAGGTCTTATCTCAATCAGAATTTATTCTGACTGGTGATGTAGATCTCTATAAGACAAGACAACGCAACGCATATGCTTGCACTCAGAGAATTCATATCAATGGAAATATTGTGTATGAGGCCTATGATGGCGAAGCATCAGGAGATAAAGGAACGATAGAGATTAACTCAATTTCGCATGTTCAAGCCGAAGGTATGGTTTATCTAGACTTGGCAGCGAAAGCTGGAGTTAAAGCAACAGCAGATGATTTCTTTAGAGACGTAGCAGCAGCATTTATGGGAGACGACGCAACATTAGCACCCGTCCCATATATAACAGATTGGTATAATCCAACTACTGTACAACAGGGTTGGTTTGATACGATAGGGTGCACATTGACAGACCCCAAGAAGAACCCAGAGATGAAATGGTTGAAACCAGGTGAGGCAGATTTTTTGAAATGTGTCCCCATCAAGGATGCGCAATTTAGATATTTCGCAGCTATTGATGAGGAGACAATTCAAGAACTTTTCAACTGGATCCGACCATCAGAGAATGAGTTAGAGGAGGAAACGATGGCAGTACACGTTAAGGAGGCTTTCAAGTTTGCTTTCCATCATGGAAAGCGATATTATGAGAATCTTGCTAAACGTTATAATAGAGTTGCTCGTGAGTACGGACAAATCTTATGGACTATTCCATATGATTCAATGTATGATGAGTGGCTCGAACACTTTTAAGTAAACGGACAGGATAAGGAACATTAATTATATAGCCCAAGTCATAATCGGCGGAAGGAACTACATTAATAAGCATATTTATAAAAACCCAAAAAGATAGCTAAATTCTAAATTTTGTTTAGGGAGATGGATACCACCATGGTAAAACGTAGGTGGGTAATTGACTAATTTTAATTCACT